CGCATCGTGTGTTAATGAATGCCCCCATAGTATGTAACTATGGGGGCTTTATTTTGGCTGGGGGCCAACCATGGGACGTCGTAAAACCGCACCGCAGCGGTTTGTGGTGTTGCGGGAAGAAAGTAACGGCCGGGTTTCCACACTAGGTCCGACGGGGGACAGCTTTGAAGCATTCGACGAAGCCGATATTGAAGCAAGGAAGCTAATGCTTCAGTTCCCGCACCAGAATTTCTTTGTGGCCCAGACCATTCGGCGTTATGGTCACGTCCTTCAGGCTTGCGCGGTCGCGCTGGCCCCGGAACCCAAAACCACAATTCAGCCCATCCTTTCCGTCGTCGAAAGAAAGAAGGCAACCAAATGAAATTTGCTAATGACACACCAGCCGTGCTGGCGAACGCCCCACTGCTGTTCCTGCTGGTCTTCCTGTTCCTGTGCTGGCTGGTCATTGGCCCTTTAAGTAAACGCATTTCGAAATGCAGGCGGAAGCCCGGACGCCCGTACAGCCTTGTCATTCATTTCGGGACCAAAGGAGAAACCATGCTTACAATCAATAAGGACAGCCCCGGCTGCGCTTGCACACTTCTGGCCACGGACAAAGAAGGCGTAACCGTCACGCTTCCTTCACCCCCGGTGTGGTCCATTGACGACGCGTCGTATGGCACCATTACGGCTGCCGCAGACGGCATGTCGGCCATGTTCGTTCCCGCTGGCAAAGTCGGCCAGTGCAATATCAAGGTGCATGCCGAAGGCGACGCCACTGTCGGTGTCGACCCCCTGGACGCAGTCGGTCAGGTCAATGTGGTCGAACCGGAAGCTTCCCAAATTGCCGTTGGCTTCGGAACGCCGCAGTAATCGGAAATTCCCCACAGTATGGTTAAAGGCGGCCCACAGCGGGCCGCCTTTTTCTTTGGGGTTTCGCATGCAAATAAACTTCTTTGTTAATCATCAAAGGGAAAAAACTGTCGACCTTCCGCACGTCCCGCGCATTGGCGACGCGGTCTTTTGGGGGTTCGGTTCGCACTACCGGTGTTATTCCATTATTGATGTGACCTGGGACGTCGACCCGCCCGAAGGTAAGCCCTGCGTGAACGTCGCGCTTGGTCCTTACCTGCGGAAGTTATGACCATGGGCTTTTTCTATGACATGGACGCCAAGCTGTCCGCCGACGGCACCTACCGTCATGTGCTGACCAGGACGTGGCGTCGGGCGCCGGGCATGAAGAAGGTCTGCTTCATTATGCTGAACCCTTCGACCGCTGACGGACTTTCCGACGACGCTACCATTCGAAAATGCGTGGCGCTTTCCAAGCGGTGGAAATATGACGCCCTGGCAGTGGTCAACCTTTTCGACATTCGCACGTCCAGCCCAACCATTATGAAGCGGTCGACCGCGCCATGCAGCAAAGACAATAACCATTATATCCGTGACACCGCGAACCGCATTGACAGGTCAGGTGGAATTGTCGTCGCAGCCTGGGGCACACATGGCACCCACCAAGGCCGGAACGCCGAAGTCATGCACGAATTGGAACTGGACGGCACCAACCTTTACGCCCTGAAGCTGTCGAAAGACGGCCACCCCTACCACCCGCTTTATTTGCCCATGGACACCAAACCGGTATTATGGCGGTCATGACGGAAGAACCCGAAGTCCTCTTTTTCAAGTGTTCCTGTGGCAAGGACGTCGAAACCAAGTGGGTCAAAGGCGGAATGCTTTCAGACCCCAACGTGGTCTTGGCTGGCGACGTCGTCTTTCATGCCGCATGCTGGGACAAATTGGTGGAAGAAAACCCTCCATAAAAAAAAACCCACCCCCGAAGGGGTGGGCTGAAGTACCGGTGGGCGCCGAAGGCGGAAACAACCCACTGGTTGGGACTATTTGCAGGCGTCACGCAGCTTTGCGTAATCTTCAACCACCTGCTGGGTGACTGGACCGTCTTTGTCCAGTTCGTCCCGAAGCTGGGCCTGCTGAAGCATGCTGTATGCCACCAAGGCCGTGCATGGAATGGTCTTGACCGGCTGGGCAGGCGGGTCCGGTATAAGCTTGGCAGCTTCGTGCCCAATAAGGGTGGCGCAGCCGGTCAGCAGGAAGACAAGGGCAATGGCTAGGGCTGGTTTCATAGCTGGGCCGCCGTAAGCTTGTCCTTCAGTTCCTGCAGGGCTGCAGGCGTGCCGGACGGGGCGTCTATGGTCTTTGAAATGGTCTTAACCTGCTGCACGAAGGCGACATTGTTTGCGGCCGACGCGTCGCCCGTGACAGCCACAGCTTTGATCTTCGCGTCGACATTGTTGGCGTCGACTAGGTCGAAGAAAATAGAACCGACCGTCAAAATAAGCCCACCAGCCGAAGCCGAAACAATGCCCGCAATTTCTGTCGCGCGGCCGTCGGCAATAATGCTGCCGAAATGCGTATGGATAAACGTGTAGGTGACCGTCAGGAAATAGGCGCCGACGAAGTTGGACGCCCACGACAGCCACTTTTTCATTTTGGCGCGCACGACAGGGTCGCACAGCCATTTGACAATGAATGCGGGAAGCGGAAGGCGTGCTAACATGGTACCAACCCCTTTCAGCCGTTTTCGTCGGCTATGATAAACGAATGGTCTTCGTTCATGTATGCTTCCATGCACTTGACGTAGCGAACGATGGAAGCTTTCCCGTTCGCACCGAACCCAGTCAACGCAGACGAAATACCTTCGCTTGCCGCGCCAGCAGCCACAGGCGCTGGTCCATAAACGGTGCCATACCCGGCATTATTGGCGGCGCCGGAAACAGTGGCAACGCCCACGGTAGGCAAGTCGAACCCGCGTTTGAAATGCGACGCGGCCAGACACTTTGTCCGGTCCTTCCCATATTGGGTGGCGTCCCGAATTTCAACAATGTTCGCGGAATAGTTTTCGGCGGACGGCAGCAACGCGTCCATGACCGCGCAACCCCCAAGGAACAGGGGAAGCAACAACACCAATTTCTTCATTGCTTCCCCCATAGCCTTAGCCACCAGCCGCTTTGACCTGCACGGCATTGCCGACGGCCGTCAGAATGGCCGTGGACCCCGCCGCAATGCCCGCCTGGGCAGCCTTGGCGGCCGTGTCGTTGACCACCTGGGCCAGGACGTGGCCGGTATTGGCACCGCCCGCCGCGACCGCCTGGGCTTCTTCGACAGCCAGGGTCGACACAGCCGCCGTAGCAATGGGGGCCAGCGCCTTGGTTTCCGATGCGACGAACGACTTCAAGAAGGGCACAACGTCACCGTTGAACCATGCTTCTAGGTTTGCAAAAAATGACATGCGTATTCTCCGTGGTTCCTACTTTGCAGAATTGCGCCGCAGGGGAAGGCCACCGGCCAAAGTCTTTCCGCCCATGCCCACGAAAACACGGCTTGAACTTCTTTGACCGGTGACCCGCCACTACGGCGGTTGCGGCTATGCTACTGGAATTGTATCCAGCCACTTACGCAGGTAAGCGGCTTCGGCTTCGCGCCGGGTCTTATAATCGTCACCGAAATTGTCCAGCACCGACGCCATGCCGTACCAGGACGAATGCACGACCGTGGCCCAGAACTTCGGGGTGTGAACCCACAGCGGGCCATATTGATAGGCCACCGACGCCACCACGGTCTGCACCGCGTCCGGCAGGCTGCTGAATTGCTTGGCCGTGGACATGTAATAGCGGGCTTCCACAGGCCCCATGACGACGTTATGGAATATGTCGTCCAAGGCGTCAGCTTCGGCCTGGGTGACCGTCAGGGGCGCCTTGGCCAGGGCTGTGACCGCGTCCTGCTGCTTCAGCCCAATATAGGGGTCCAGCTTGGCCCTAAGCGCGCCCAGAAGCGGGTCCAGGTGGCTTTCCTGGAACTGCCCCAGGTCCACGCCCGTGGCTATGGTCACGCCGCTGTGGCTGGTCGTGGGGTCGGGCACGTAACCGGTCAGAAGCTGCTTTTCTTCGCCGGTAATGAATTTCCAGTCGATCATTTTGGTCACCATGTTATGGCTTGGACGGCCGCAACCGTCGTCGCCGCGTTGACTTCCGCCGTAAGCGTATCCAACTTTGTGCGGTTGGTGTCGCGCATGGTGCTGAAGTCGGTCAACACCTGCGTTGCCTGCGTCGGGGTATGCGCAGTCTTGGACCAAGAACCACCGGGCGGGCAGCACGCCAGCAAACCGCCCACCGCCGCGCACGACAATATGTTCGACTGCTGAATGGGGTCAGACGCATAGGTGTAAGCACCTAGGCCCAGTGCTGACGACGTGAACCCACCGACAATGGCAGCACCACAGGACGTGTTCAGCATTTTTATCTGTGAAGTCTTGAATGCTGCCAAATTGTCGACGAAGGTCTGCGAAGTCGGGTCATATTTCTGGTTGAAGTTCGGCGGCGCGACACCGTCGGCCAACACAATGACCGAACCCCCAGACGGTGTTGGTTGGTTTTCGGCTGAAGTTAAAGATGTAGCCTGCCCAGTTTGGTAAATTTGACAAAGACCGTCGCCACCTACTGGAAACAGCGAAACGAAATTATAATTGGTCATCGTTTTAGTTCCACTGCAACAATGGTCGAAGCATACCAAGCTTGGCTAAACAACCCAGAAGACCATTGGCTGGCTGCCGTATACGTGAACGACCCAGCACCAGGACTATCCATATAAGCTGCTGAAGTTTGACCGGCTGAAGCCGCAATATACCCACCGAAGGGGCTAATGCTGCTGCCGTTCCGCCAAATGTCAAATGTTCCGGCGTTGCTGGCTTCACCGAACACCATAACCAAAACATTGCCAGGGTAGGACGGGTCTGTAGTAATTCCAACCGATGCGTCAGAACTTACAGCATTCGCGGCCACCATATTGCTGACGGCATTCGCCACCAAATGACCGGTAACGATAATGTTGCCAACAATAATGCTGCCAATATTAACAGCACCCGCCGCAATTGTTCCAGCCGTTATGGCGTTGGCCGAAATCATGCCGGACGCGGTAATAGAATTCGCGGCCATGCTGTTGGCTGTGACCTGTCCCGCCGTCAGGTTCGAAGAAGCAACCTGCCCCGTCAAATTGACCGTCGGAACCGCGACCGTCCAGGCTGAACCCGTCCACCTGTAAATTTGATTGTCGGTGGTCAAGAAGACCAGCGGTCCAGTGACGCTGTCGTTCACCGGCAGGGTTGTGACGACGACCGGCGCCGCCAGACCTTCAGCAACCAGAATGCCCGGAATAATGCCCGTCTGAAGCTGCGCCGAACCAACGGCACCAGCTTGGATCATTGCCTGCGAAACCTGCGCAGGCGTGGCAGTGGCGCCTGCACCGCCCGTCGAAGGCGTATAAGAACTGGTGTTTCCAGCAATGTCGACGTGACGCACCCAGTACCAATATTGGGTGCCGGGCGAAGTAGTGCCGTCAACGTAAGTCGTGCCGTAATCGGCAACGACGCTTATTTTAGACGCGCCGCTGAAGGACGACGTCGACGACCGCCAAATTTCCGTTCCGGCTATGCCGACGTCCGGTGCATCAGTCCACACCAGACCAATTGAATTCAGCAGCGGACTGGCGGTCAGACCGCTGGGGCCATAGAACGCAGGCGGTCCACCAATGGTGTGGGTGTAGGCCGTAACCGTCGAAAGGTTCTGGTAGCCGCCACCATAGATGTTGAACGACACCAGCTTAATGTGAATGGTGCGCCCTTTGTCGGCATTCGTGTAAGGAATGTCGAACACGTTTCCATCAAGGCGCACGAACAGCGAACCGGACAAGTGGGACGCAATTTGGCTGCCCCACTGACCACGCCGCAGGTAACCCGGCGTGCTGCCACTCTTGCCAAGGTTATACTTATAGGTGGCCGTCAGCGTCGCTTGTTCATAGCTGACATATTCACCGTCGACGAAGCAAATGGTGGTCGCGGTGTCTGCGTCGTTTTGCGTGCCGCCTTCCAGCACGCCCTGGCTGTTCGTCAGGTCCACGGCAAGCGTATTGACGGTGTCCGGGTCGCTTCCCGATGCAAAGTTGGAAGTCAGCGTGCCCATGCGGGACGCGCCGGTCAGCGTGCCCCGCTTAAAATAGCTGGTGCCGTCGGTCGACAGGTAAATGTCGCAACCACCCCAGTTCACATTGCCGGTGGCGGAATGGGTCGCCAGCCATGTTTCCAGGCCAATGACCTGGACCATTTGCACGGGCACGTCGAATATTGCAGGCGTTGCTGCGTCGCCGGGGTCAACGTCGAAGTCCTGGATATAACCGTCGGACGTGTCGACATTATAGGTAGGCGGCGCACCAATGGTGCCTGGGAATTCTTCGGCCGAAACGACAACACTGCCGTCGTCATTTTCGACAAGGTCATAAAGGCGAACGCCCTGCGTGCTTATGCCCGAAAAGTCCGGGTCATTGATCGTGACCAAGTCCATGGGGTCCAGCAGGCCGTACCGCTGGTCCAACTGGAAGCAATACAAATTCATGATGTATTGGTCTTGAAGCTGGAAATTCGCGGCCGTGGTGCAGGCGTTAATGTCGGCAAAAATGTGCAAGGTCTTCGACGCCGCCGCCCTGCGGCCGTACCGGCTAATAAGACCCATGTCGGTGGCTTCCGCCACAAACGGGGCATATTGGTTAGCGCGGTCAAGGCATTCAATTTTAACGTCGTTGATTTGGTCGCTTTTGCGTCCACGCACCAACTGAACGGGGTCGTCTGTTCCGTTGCCGCCGCCAATGCTTCCGGTGACGCCCATGCGCGGCGAAGACGCGGGCGAACCCGTGTTCGGCATAAAGTCGTCGTCGGTCAGGTTGAATAGCGGCGTCGTGTTCGGGGTGTAAGACTTCCCGTTTGCATTGATTTGCTGCGTGCCGCGCGGCTTCATTTGCAGCACGCCAGAAGACCAAACCACTTCGGAATAGGTTGCTGTCGCTATGTCGTCCAACAGCGCCGAAGTCTGCGACTGCGAAACGTAAGCCGGGGAAATCCAAAGCCCGGCCGCAATGCAGAAATTCTGGTAGGTCAGCAACGCCTGCGTCGACACATACCGAATATTGATTGTGTTGCCAGTCTGCGCCGAATTGAAGGTGTAAACGCCCGTGGACGAAACGCTGTATTGCCCAGACCCAGGCGACGAAGCGACGCAAACCAACAGCGTGCCGGTGGTGACGTCCAGCACCGACAGGTTATATTGGAAAGCCGAACCATTATGCGCGACGGTTATCGACGTGCTGCAGGTGTAAGCTTCGTTATTGCTGACCACTTCGCCAATGCGGGTCGACGGGAAGCCAATGCCATATTGGCCATTGGACAGCATGTCGGGAATGACAAGCGACGGGTCCGCGTCGCCACCGACCGCGCAGCCATTGCCGCCGTAGGTGCCGGGCGCCGTGCCTTCCAGGAAGGCCTGGGCTTCCCAGTTCATGGCGGGCAGGTTTGCGCTGCTACCAAGGTCGACGTTTTCGCCCGCCATATAGGCAAGCCCGCTGTACCCTATGGAATGCTGCGCGCCGGACCAGGGCGACTGGGCAAGGGCGCCGCTTAGGAAGTCGAAGCTGCCTGCACCGGCCGTCTGGGTTTGCGACAACCACGAACTATAGATGCCAGTAATAGGGCCTTCGCACAGCAGGCCAAGGACGGTCGCGTAATAGCTAATGGTGCTGCTGTTGCCGCCTTTACCGCCGCCGCCGACAATACCGCCCTTGCCGCCAGACGACTGCGGCGTGCTGACCTGTTGGAAATTGTAATAGTCCAGCAGGTTCCAGCCAATGCGGGTGGTCCCATAAACAACCGGGATGCAAAGACCGTATGCACTGGATTGCAATTGCATTCCAGTGTACGTCGGCGTCGTGGCCGCGTTGTTTTTTGGCGAACTAAATAGGAATGCCACGGTACCAGTCCTTTACCGTGAAAAAGCGGCGGGGCCTTATTTGCCCGCGCAATGCTTTCACTTCGACGTATCTTTTAAGAACAGACTTCACTTCGGCATTGTCGGGCGACACCGGCCGCATTGCGAAAGCGTGAATTATGACCGGCCATTCAATTACGATAGCCGCATGCGAAAACGACTTACCGAATTTCCAAAGCACGACGTCCGCAGGCTTCGGTGTTTCGAAAATTTCCTCGCAGAAATGCAGCACGCCGGGCGTGTCGCCTTTCCCAAGCAAGTAGAATTCGAAGTCGTCATGCAAAAAGAAATCGCGGGCATAATGCGGAATAGGCAACGCATCTATAATGCCAGCGCGTTCATAGACCTGGGCCAGGAACGTCAAGCAGTCGCAGCCGCCATTCGGTCCCTTGACCATGCCGCGCGGAATGTACGGCGTGTCTTTCCACGATAGGGCTTCCTGCACCACCTTGGCGCGCATTTCGTCTTCTGTGGGGCGCATTAGACCGCCAGCGTCGGTTGGGGCACGTAAGGCATGCCACGGAAGCGCGCGGTGTTCGAAAACTTCGGGCACCCATTCGCGTTGGTAAAGGACTTGTTGCAGCCGTAGGTAATCGTGAACGTGTCACCGGCCGCTGGCGCCGACGGCAGCGGTCCCTGCATTCTGGTGGTCGCGGTCGTGCCCGAAAGCACCGCGCGCTGGACACCAGCGGTGTAGCCATTCAGGACACCAGACGTGAATTGCACTTGGCCTTGATCCAAATAGCCGTCGGTAATGGTGGCGCCCAGGGTCGCTGTGAAGCCGCCCTGGGTGGGCGCCGGGCTGGCCGACACGGTGCCCGTGGTCCTGTAGCTGGCCAAACTGACGCCGCAGGCGGTGTCGCCCAGGTTATTGACGCAGGTCACCTGGACCAAGTTCCTGGGGAATTGCAGGTTCAGTAGTTCCAAATGGCTGTTTATATCGAAAGTAACCAGCGACCGGCTGGCGGACACGTCGGCAATGCGGCCGACAAAGAAGCGAACCGGGCCGCGCGACGTGTCGCCATAGGTGGGCATGTAGACGCGGTCTAAAATGACTTCTGCGCCGTCCCAAATGCCCTGCTTTATGGTTTGCAGGAACGGGGCGCCAAGCACCGTGGCACTGCCAGGAATGACGTCGACCTGCAGCGTGTCAACGCTGGTGCCTGTCGACCAATGACATTTCGACTTGTTCGACGTGCGGTCCCAATAGGGGCCAACCAACCCACCGGCCGAAAAGGTCTGACCATTCAAAACGACGTCGGCATCGCCGCCGCAATAAAGCAGCGTCGTTCCGCCAACCAAATTTATGGTCCAGCAGTCGACAAGGTAGAATTCGCGCAGCGCCAGCAACTGCAGCAGTTCAGGGGAACAGGGTTTCATGCCACTTCCACCTTGCCGTCAAGGCCGACATATTGAATGATCTGCGGTTCTGTTATGTTGTCGTTCCGACCTATGCACGACAGAATGCAGCCCGGCAGCGGGTGCTGGTACGGGCTGGGGTCCATAACGCGGGCAAGCTTCGACGCCAATAAAGAAACGGCGCCGGTTCGGTCCCAGGCAGCAACGCGCACGCTGGCGCATGGGCGCGGGTCTTCTGTGAATTGAAAAAGCCACACCTGCATGCGGCGCGCAACTTCGGTCATTTAATACTCGTGAAGCTTAGTTTTTTCAGTTCGTAATAATAGGCCATGACTTTGTCGAAGCTAATTTGGTCGTCGTCGAACCGGCACGGCCAGTAATAGCTAAAGTCCGCAGTGATTAAATGCCCAGCGGTCGGTATGTAGGTGAACTGAATTTGGCCAGGGTTGGACCCGCCCCACGTGCCAATGGTGTAGTCGGTGCCCACCGTTTTCGTCACGCCATTATCGCGCACCGCGTAAGACAACGAGGTGTTGGGCGCATAAATGGTCGTGTTGGAACCGCCGAAGGTGCGGACCAACTGGTAATTCTGCGTCGAACCGCCAACCGCCGTCGCAATGGTTTGCCCCGTGACGTTGTTATCGTCCGGGTCCGTGTAAAGGAAGCTGTCCCAGCCGCCCTTCAGGCTTTCAAAGAAGCCTTCCAGTTGGCTGAATTCCGTCCACGTCGCGCCAACCGGGCCGCCGACGCCCTGCCGAATGAAATTGAAGTCCAGCAGCCATTGGTAACGCGGCGTCGACCAATTCGCGATGCGAACTTCCTTACCAGAACGGTTCACCTGCTTGGTCGTGTTGAATATTGGCGACCGCCGCATAGGCCATGTCAGGCCAGGAAGGCTTGGAAGGACGGTCGTGCTCATGACGGGCTTAACCCCCTACTTAGCGAAGAATTCATGTTTCGACGCTGGCGGTTCAGCGCCTGAACAAGTGCGCTGCCTTGCGTCGTGAACAGGCGCTGGACGCTTTGGGCGTCGACAGCCTGAATATTGAATGTGTAATGATCGCCGCCGCTGCTGCCGTCGCTGCTTCCGCCCCCAGCTATCATTCCACGAATGCCGTCCGACAAGGACGGCGGTAAAATCATTTCGTCTTCGTGGACCATGGCAAGCTGGTCGGAATTAACTTCCATACCGCCTTCGGCCGACGCCAAGCTTTCCATTGCCAGGACGGCCGTGAAGGCGGCTGCCGCAGGAATGGCAGCGAACGGTCCCATAATAGGCGACGCCCAGGCATAGACGCCGCTGAAGGCCTTAGCTGCGTCCGCCGTAATGGTCTTCAAAGAACTGGCCAGCCCGGCTGCATTGGCTTCTGCGGCGCCTTCTGTCTTTGCGGCCGTCTTCAGGCTTTCAGCGGTCTGCGTCGCCGCCACCTGCGCCATTTCGCCAGCAATCCACTGCTTCAGCATGGGTTCGACAATGGACGTCATAAACACGTTGACCAGCTTGTTCAGAATATTGATTACTTGCTGCTGCCACGTTTCGGTGGACGTCAGCATGTTGGTCAAGGCGCCGGTCATGGCCGAAGCAATTTTGTCGGCGGTCTGCGTGTAGCTTTCCGTGACGGCATTGTTGGCCTTGGCGGTCGCGGTGGTAATGCGGGCCTGAATATCCTCAATTTGCTTTTCATATTTCAGGTACGCGTCGGACCCGGCGTCCAGACCTTCCTGCAGCATTTCCAGGCGAACAATTTCCTGCTTCAGAATATCGTTCGTCAGTTGAATTTCGGCCGCCGCTTCCTGTTCGACCGTCATTTTGTGGGCTTTGTATTTGTTTTCCAAAGCCGTAATGCCAGCCGCAAGACGCTTGTCGTCTTCGGAATTTTCCAGGTCGACTAGGGCCGCTTCGTCCTTTTCGCTTTGCAGAATGTAGGTTTCGTGCAGCTTGCCAATAGCGATGTAATAGTCGTTGTACGCCTTCTGGCGCCCGGCAAGGTCTTCCATGACCTTGGCTTTGTCCTTGGCGTCAGCCAGCGCCTTGGCGTTATAAAACTCAACTTCTGCTTCTAGCTTCTGCCCGGCTTCCTTTTCGGCCTGCTGAATATAGGTCTGCAGGTTTTCTTCACCCAGCGCGAACAGCGTCTGGTTCTTCTGGGCTTCAAGCTGAATTTCTTCTTGGGCTTCCTGTTCCTTGATCTTCAGCTTTGTGTCGGCAATTTTCTGCGCTTCCGCGCCACCGTCGCCAAGCCCAGGCGCCTGCTTCCCGCCCGCCATGGGCAGGTTGTCCAGCATGGTCGTGAAATTCTTGATCTGGTTGGTTTCCCAGTCCAGGAAGCCGGACGTGCGCCCCTTTATTTGTTCTTCCAGTTCGTCCGTCATTATGGTGTTGAACTGGTCGTTATACTTTTTGATGGCAGCGGCTTGTTCGTCGGTGCCCTGCTTCCAGGCAATGCGGGCTTGGTCGAACATGCCCGCGCCCGCGAACCCAATGGCGCGCAGTTCGTCAATAAGGCCGGACGCGTTGTCGATAAAATACTGAATGTCTGCCGTGGCCAACCGCATGGACGCGGCGAATTGGGTTACGTCGTCGGCCGTGTCCTGCAGGACGGTCTTGAAGCTGGACGTGGTCGTGCTGGCATGGTCCGACGCGTCGCCCAAATTCCAAATTTGCATGAACAAGTCGGCAAGCTGGGACAGCACCCCCCAGATGGCTTCACCAACTTCCTTCAAGCTGGTCGAAAGCGGATCCCAGACTTCTTCGAAGGTACTGAACGACGTCGCCCAGTCGCCAAACTTTTCAATTAGACTGTTGACGGTTTCCAGCAGACTTAGCAACAACGGTTGCATCGCCGCGAAGGTCTTGTTCTTCAGACCTTCGAAGGCTTCGGACATTTCGTTGGTTTGGTTTCCGACCGCGACCATACCGCTGACGGCCACCTGCCCCATGGTGACGCCAAGGCGGTCCGCTTCTTCGGCCATGGCCTGAATGCCAGCCGTCCCCTTGTCCAGAATAGGGATCATGTCGGCGCCAGCGCGGCCGAACAAAGCTATGGCCAAGGCGGTCTTGTTCGGACCGTCGGCCATGGTCGAAAACTTCTGCGCAATTTCCGGCAGCAAGTCCTGCAGCGGCTGTATGTTGCCCTGGGCGTCCTTAAAGGAAATGCCCAAGGCTTCCATGGCCCGCTGCGCAGGCGACCCGTTCTGGGCCGTCTGGGACAGCCCACGGGCCAGCCTTTCCAGGGCATTGGTGGCTTGGTCGCCGGAAACGCCAACGCTTTCAGCCAGCGCCTGGAAGCGCGTGACTTCTTCGACGCTTTCGCCAAGCTGCTGCGCCACGTTCTGGACCGACAGGCCCAGCTTGGTCATTTCTTCGGTGAAGGTAATCAGTTTGTCGACAGCAAACGCCGCAATGAACGCATCACCAACGTCCCCCAACGTGCTACGGATAGCACGCAGGGGGTTGGTCAGGCCTTCAAGGGCAAAGCGCAGTTGGTTCAGCGACGGTTCAAAGTCGCTTATGTCTGCGCCAAATTTGACTTCGACGTCGTCCGCCATTTAGCGAAGAACCCCTGTTGGGAACATTTTCAAGATATTATGAATTTCCGCCGCCCGTGCTGACGGGTCGGGCGGTCCTGCTACCTTGGTGGGTTTGCTTGGCATTTTGCGGGGCGCCTTGGCCTTGGGCGTGTGCTTGAAGCCATTCGCCTTGGCTATGGCGTATAACGTCACCATAGGGGGCGGAACGGCGTCCCAGCGTTCCTGGTAGGCTAGAAGCCGGTCCCAGGTCAGTTGGTTTTCCAAAACGTCCGGCGCCAGCCCAGTGTAAAGGCTGACCGTCGCTATTATTGCGTCCCAGTCTGGGGCTGGGCGGTCGCCTGTTTGTCTTCCCCCTGGGGGGTGTCTTCACCGACCTCCGCCTTTTCCTTCATGGCGCCGGTAGCGTTCGCAACCACCGTCATTGCCGCCATAAGGTCGTCCATCTTTATATGGACTTCGTCGAACTGTTCACGCGTCAGCTTCGGGTGCGCCGCCTTCAGGCCCCAAAAGACAATGCTGTAAAGGTCATCCATTTGGGCTTCAGAAACAGTGCCCGCGCGAATTTCGCCAAGAATGGCGCGCGACCGCATGACCAGCGGAATGACGTGACGGTTCTGCTTGGGCGCCAACGGCGGAATAGGCCAAGCGGTGCCGTTCCACTTAATGGTTGGCGTTTCACCGTCCAGGTATTCGACGTCAGGGACAATGCCCTTAAGGTCGACAATCTTAGGCAACTTAGACATTCGTGGGTGTCCTTCGGTTTCGTGGTGGGTGGCAGACTTACCCGGTCTGCCAGCGGGCCTCGCAGGAAACGAACCAACTCCTCAGTTCGCAGCCTTCCAAAAATTATTCCGTCGTCGAAATGGTACCAATCGTTCCCGACTGGTCCGCGAACGCCTGAAAGTCGAAGCCTTCAATGGTGTAGTCGGTGTTCTTGAAGGGCAGGGCCAGCTTCGAAGAACGGCAAGCGTTCAGCTTGATATTGAAGGTGTTCAGCACACCGGCATTGTTGGTGTAGGTTTCCGAAATGAATATTTCGAACGCCGGACCGGTGCCCATATTGGTGTTCGCAATGACGGACTGGACCAGGGTTGTCACGCCATAGCTGTAGTAGACCAACAACGCAGTGTTTTCGTCCGACGCGTTTATGGTGTAAACGCCGGTCGTTTCGTTGACCGAATATTGGCCGACGGTGGGCGCCGACGCGACGCGGGTAAACTGCTTACCGGTGGCCGAATAGAAGACGCCATAGTCTTCCTTAAAGGTCGCGGCATTCGTCACCGTCAAAGTCGTGGTGGCGGTCGTCTGGGCTTCACCAGTCACAAACGCAAGCCCCGAAGCCGAAGTCACGGTGGCGGCAGCGCCAAACAGCAAGTCGCGCAAGGTCGAAGAAGAAATACGGGCGAACTTCGCCTTACCCGTAATTTTCAACTGGGCCATGGCCACGTCGACCGCGACCTTTTGCTGCCCAATGAGTTCTTTCAAGGACTGGTCGAAGTCCAGTTCAATGTCTTGAAGAATTCCCAGGAACGACGGCGTGGGGTTCGAAATGTCGGTACGGCGGCCGACGACGGTACCAGCACCAAAATTGATGGCAGTCATGAACTTTTCTCCTGATAGGGGTTTAGCTGTACGTCAGCGCCTGAAGCATGCGAATGCTAATGGGAATAATTGCCAGTCCATCACCGTCAAGCGAACCTGGGTCGCGGAACACGTCCCCGCTGACCCAGCAGTGCTGGACAAAGGCAAGTCCCAAATTCTGTTTCCCGTCCATTGGGCTTGGACGCAGCGCATAAAAAACCGCATCCACAAGCGGGTTCAAAAGCGCCGAAGGGTTCGCGGCGTCCTTCGCCCAGGTGTAAATGAACAGGTTCGCCTTCAGCACGCGCTGTGGCGGGGTGCGCGGGTCGTCGCCGCCAACAATGACTTCGTTCAGTTCGTGCTGGAACAGGCACGGCCGTTCTTCCTTGACTGTGTCGCCCCACAGACGCAGCTTGCGGGACTTCAAAACATAGCCATAGGAATTGCTGACCTTCGTGAACAGCGCCGCATAAGCCGTTTCCGACGGGCTATAATTGGCAACCGAAACACCCAGGGCACTCATTGCAGGCCCTTCGTCACGGCGTCCTTCATGCCGCTAATAATTTCCTGCTTCAGGTCCGCCAGCGACGAACGAATGTAGGACCGTTCGGGCATTTTCGAACCAGGGTGGTGGACGACCTTCGCAAACACTTCCTTGCCGCCAATATAGAAATGCAAGGCCTTGGCGTTCTTAGGTAAGATGTCGTGCGGCTTGGTCACGCCACCGAATTCGTGAATGGCGGCATAGGGAACGTCTTTGCCAGCGCCGACGGTCGCAATAACGCCATGGCTGGTGACATTGACTTCTTGGAACACGCTGGACTGCAGGGCGCCGGTCTTCTTGTTCAGCACCTGCCCGGAAAGCTTTTCCGTGCGAATGTATTTCTGCAGGCGCAGAGCAAGCGTGGTGACTTCCGCCACCAAATTGCTTCGCACCTTACCGCCCATGCTGTTGATGCGGGCAATAAGGGCTTCGTCGCCCGACACTTGAACAGAAAATGCCATCAGTTTAACGGTCCATGAAGGTGACGGAATTTGGCCACGGTCGAATTGACGGCCAGCGGAATAAGGTGTTCGGCGTTCCAATTACAGATGCAGCACTTCGCATTGTCGTCTTCGTCGTCTTCGTCCAGGTCTTGGTTGAAGCCAAGCTGCCCTTCCATAAGACGGTATAGACGCGACATAATCTGCGTCATGGGGTTCAAGGTTTCGAACGTCGAATACTGGCGCTGCGCTTCCAGCTTGTACGCGAACCCGCGCACTTCCATGCTGACAACCGGGTGCGCAGCTATGCCCCAGTCGTGCATAGCAGCCTGAATTTGGTGGACATGCTTGGTGCAGAAATTCAAAGCGGCACCACGTTTTGGTACGGCTGCAAGGCCTGCATAGCCCAGTCCGACACCTTGTTAATATCGTAGGACATGGTTTCTTGACCACCCAACGACTTGGACCGCAACCCAATGCGCGACCGGTAGACAATGCGTTCCGCCACCAAGTCCCGAACCACCATGCCGACGGCCTGGGGAATAAAGGAATAGGTGATGGTCACGTTGCGCCCGCCAATGTCATTGGCGAACTGGTAATAGTTGGTTTCGTTGACCCCGCCCAAAAGGTTGGCAGGCACGTATTGCCCGGACGTGGGGTTAGACTTCACAGCCGTCAGCACAGTGCCGTCGTCAAGCACAGCGCCTTCGTCCATGGCCAGCAAGCCCTGCGGCTGCTCTGGGTATGCTTTGAAGCTGTCGCTGTCGACGGTCAGCGTTTCCGTGGTGACGTACCCGGACACATATTGAACATTGATATTCTGACTTCCATACGGGAAGTTCCAGCCACTAACGGAAATGGCTTGCAGCGGCGCCGGGGCGTCCCCGTCCCAGGGTTCAAGCAACCAGCCCGAACCGGTCGGGGGCGTCGGGTTGGCCGGGACGTTCCGGCCGTTAATCGTAAGCGAAGAAACCGACAACACCGGGTAGTTGCGCAGCGTCAAACGGTACTGACCTTTCCCGTTATAAAATTCGTTGCGCGTCTTCTTGATAAAACCTGGACCGTCAAGCCAACCATACACCATGGACGAAACCCTGGTGATCTGGTCGCACAGAATTTTGTCCTGTGACGTGTCGTCAACGCCCAGCCACAGCTTCACTGCATCTAGGTTCACTAGGTCCAGTTGGGCCATGGCTGGGGTAACTCCGAAGTGTTGAAACCTACGTCTTAGGCGCCCTGGCCATAGGTGTATGTGAATTCATAGTCCACCAAGCCATTGGCCGCAGGTGCGGTCGTCGGCGCAATGGTGCGGGCCACGCTGTCAATGGTCGTGGTGGCCGCGACGTCGTCGGCAGCGGTGTTCGACGTGCCAAGAACCTTGGTGATCTTGGTCGCCTTGGTGCAGACAATGTTCAGGCCGTTGACATAGCCCGGCGCAGTCGGCACGCCGAAGTCATTGGACACGCCAATGCCCAGGGTGTTGCCGGTGCCCGAACCATTCGCCGCATAAGCCGCCACGGTGCCGCTGGTCAGCGACGCATAGGCATGCTGCGTGGTGTAGGTGCCGGACACAGCGCCAAACTGGTTCAACGGAACCACTTCATTGATGGCCTGCCCGTCCTGGTCAAGACCGACCAGGGTCAGCGTGCCCGCCGTAATGTTGGTCGTGCCGGGCGTACCAAGGACAATGCGAACCTGCAGCTTGCGGGCATGCACCGGCTGCGCGGCAATGGTAATGGCGCCGTTCGCCGGGGTCGCAGCGGCCTTGACCGAAATAAGGTCTGCGGGCAGCGGCGAATTCAAGCTGACTTTCAGGGTCTGAACGTCAAGCTGGGTGAAGCCAGCGTTCAGCAGTTCCGACATGTCGGGCGACTGAATGGTGAACACGTTGTTGGAGTCCGCATTATAAACAACGCCGGAACGCCCAACGACGCTGTTCACGCCAGCAGGACCAACCATTTTCACGTATAGTGTCATAACTTACTCCGTTAAAGTGGAAGTCGTTGGTGCGTCTTCCGGTTGAAGGGGTATGCGGTTACTTCTTCTTTGCAGCGGCCATGACTTTGGCCACCTGCGCAGCATGTTCCCAAACGAATGCGCGCAATTCGGGCAGCGCCGCACGTTGCGGTGCTTCCAACCCGTGTTCGTCGCAATAGATCAGCAATTCGCCGCGACCCATGGCAGCAACTTGGTCTTGCGTCGGTACTTTAATTTTCGACGCAACAATGCGGTCCATATTGATTTCGTCGGCCTTCTTCCCGTAGCCGTGGCTTTCGGCAACGTGCTTGTAAAGGTCAGGAATTTCCAAAAAGCCGTCTTTGACTTCGTATTCAGTTCCGGCAATGGAAAGGCCGGTTGCATCTTCCGGCGCGCGAAGCTTAATCATGGGCATGCGAATAACCTTTCGTGGGGTTTCGTGGTTTATGCGGAAACAAGGGGGTGCGAATTTCGCACCCCCTTTTAAGCGAACCCGACGGCTGAATTAGCCGTTGGCAATGTTGGTGATAATGCCGAACGCAGGCGGGAAGTAATTCTGCAGCACGCCGTCCGCGAACACGCTGAAGTCGTAGGACGGTTTCACAATGGGCCATTCGATCTGGTAGTAATCGCGGCGCATTTTGAACTGCAACAGGTTGCGGACGTTCGACAGCGGGTAGGGAAGCTTGCTGCTGTAGAAAATGATCGTGCCGGGCGGCACGTTCGGGTGCAGCAGCACCGCCATAAGCTGTCCACCGGACATGGTGAACCGGTTCAGGTAGGAACCGACCACGGCGCCAGCCACCAACTGGTGGTTGGAAAGCGCGCCGCCGTCGTCCTTGCTGTCCGCCACGAAGCGGAACAGCGGAGCACCGCCGCCAGCAATGACCTTGTTGGTGATGTTCTGCAGTTCCTGGCTGTTGCAAAGCATCATGTCGGGGGCAAGGCGGAAATTGTCCCAGAAGGACTTCAACGCGGTGTTGATTTCCACGACGCCACCGGCGCTGTCCGAAGTCAGCGGCGTGCCCACACCGGCCGTTCCCGTGGCCTGGGCGGCATAGTAGCTGTTGCTACCGGACGCGCTGACCATGGAAATAAGACCGTCGCACAGGTACGCATTGGTGCTGTTGTCGGAAGCAGGCAGGCTTGCCGCCGTCTGGTTGCCAGCGGTCGCAAGCGCGGTAATGGCCACGCTGTTGATGCTGGTAATGGCGCCAAGCAGTTCCGAACCGGCCGGACCCCAGAACCATGCGTAACCCACCGCACCCTTGACGACCGCAACCGAAGCGGTCGCGGACGCGGTGTAGGGCGGGTTGCCGCCAGACGAAGTCAGGGATACGGTGGCATTGGCAGACTTCTGCGCAGAACCGCCGCCGTAGGTCAGGTTGGAACCGTCGGTGTTGATGCGGTTGACAATTGCGGGCACCTGAATGCCGTTGCCCGGCGCCACATTGTTGCCGCCGACGCTGTTGTAAGCGTCGAAAGCCAAGGCCACGCAAATGACCGACAAGGTCTGGGTCTGAAGCGTGCCGCCCGTGCCCGAACCGGCCACCGACGGGGTGGGGGTCGTGCCAAGCTGCACGTCGGTGTTGCCACCGATAATCATTCCTTCTTCACCGATCATGACCGCGCGAAGCAGGTTGTCCACCGCCAATTGCTTGGCGTCGTCCAAGTTCTTCGCCGCGAAGTCGGCCTGCCACGTCACGCTGTCGTCCAGGCCCCAAGACTTGTACTGGGCCGTGTTGTTGACAACCTGCGTGGTGACCGAACCGCCACGCTGACCTTCGCCCAGCGCAATGCTGACCTTGTTGATATTGATCCCGGTCACGCTGATCCAGTGCGTGGCGGTACCGCCTTCGGCGCCGACGCGCGGAATGCGGTTGCGCAGCGGGGTAATAACCGGGAACAGAAGCTTGGCGTAGGGTTCCAGGTCATACCAGACCAAGCCGGTGGCTTGGTTGATGGCCTTCAACAGTTCAGGCGGGTAACCGTTGCCGGGGGCCTTACGAAGGTCGCCCCAGACGCTATTCATTTCCGGCGTGAAAGTGTCACGCGTCGGGTTGAAAATGTTCATGACTTTCTCCGTTTCAGACGTAGCTTCACCGACCGCGTTTTCCGACGCAGCTTTTCGAAGCTGTGGTTGCTGAAGAACGGCCCGTTACGTGGGCCAGCGGTTAAGGGGTTGCGGTGAAGTTATTCGACAGAAGTATTCCGCGCGATATTCGGACGGGACAGAATGCCCTTCAGAACTTCGTCGGGGGTCTGCGCTTTCTTGGCTTGGTCGTCCGACGGCTTATCTTTGTCGCCACCCGCACCTTTGGTGACGTCGTCGGTCTTGGGAACGGCCTTGCCCGGCTTCGCAGGGTTCTTGGTAATGGACTCGAAGCGTTCCTGCATTTCTTTGACGGACTTCGCCAGCGGCGAAGCTTCCATGGCGGCAGAAATTGCGGTCGCCAGAAGGTCAACGGTGATGCCCTTGTCGACCTTTGCGGACTTCTTCTTGGTCTTATTGGGCTTCTTCGGGTTGTCGTTCCCGCCGTCGTCATCTTCATCGTTGTCGTCGTCGCCGTCGGTGCTTTCGTCTTCGTCGTCACCGTCGTCACTATCGTCTTCGGCGGCAGCGGGCTTCTTCTTGCCCTTGTTAACGTCGTCCGTCTTCGCAGGCTTGTCCGCCTTGGCCGACTTCGACATGGCCTTGTCGCACTTTTCGCATTTTTCAGCGTCCTGGTCGTTCATGTGGCCGCACGCGGCGCATTTCACGTCGCCCTTGGCCTTCTGAACAGCGCAGGTGGCGCCCGCCTTCACGCAGGCGTCGTGCATGGTCTGGGCAGCTTCTTTCCAGTCCTGCTTTATGTCCATTTGCATGGTGGGCATTCCGCTGCCCGCCCAGTCGCCGCTTTCGCCCGACGGGGTGGACTTCGCAATGACTTCTTCCGCGAACTTGATCAGGTTGTCGAAGTTGCGGGCGCCGGTACGGTCGCCAGCAATTTCTTCGAAGCTTTTGGCAATGCGGTCGCCATGGAAACCCATGCGCTTGACCAAATTGTTGGCCTTGGCGCCATAGGCAATATAGTCGGCATAGCCAGACGGGTAACCGTCGCCTTCGCCTTCCAGCATTTCACCAACTTCTTCTTCGACGTAGGACTTCACAACGTCCGACATCATTTTCAGAAGTTCCATAAAGCGCGAACCGGCAGTGCTGCCGTCGCCTTCGCGGGCTTCTTCGGCCGCGACGCTTTTCTGCAGACCGTCAAGGCGGTCCAACAGGCCAAGGGCGGCCATTGCCGTCATAAGCCCTTTGCGCAGGTCGCCTTTGGCGTCCAGCACCTGGGAAATTGCTTTGGTCACTTTCTTCTCCGTGTTTGGTTGAAGGGCTTTTTCGGCGGAAGGCGGCCCGGCACTGTCAATTTGTGCCTTCCATGCGGAAATAATTTTCGACTTGATCTTTTCAGCGTCTTCCGAAGAATATTTCGCGGCGTTCTTCGGCTTGTTGATGTAATTCCACGCGGCCCGAATACGTTCTTCGGACCATTTGCCGCCGTCCTTCAACGGGTAGCGCGGCTTGCCGTCCTTCTGGTAGCCCGCGTCGGCATAGCCCGCGTCTTCATGGCTGCCATAATCGCCTTCAGGCTTGTCGTCTTGCCCTTCGGCTTTCTTCTTGGCCAGCACTTCCGGCGTGTCGTCACCGTCGCTGGGAAGGTCGAACGCCAGCGGCTTGGGCGCAGGCTTGTGCGCTTGTTCCGCTGGCGCGTCGAACAAAGACGTGGGAACGCCCTTTTCGATGCTTTCCAATAGGCCCGTGTTGTTGCCCAGCCAGTTGGACAGGGCAATTTGGTCAAGGCCCATAATGTTGGTGAACTGCTTGTCGTTGAAGCCCACGGCCTTGGCGACAGCGCCAGCCAGCTTCGAAGTAGGCCCCGCCGCCTTCAGGCAGCGTGCAATGCGCTTTGCAGGAGTTTCCTGAACGGTGCTGTCCGCAGCCGCTGGCGCTGGTTTGACGACGGGTTCGGGTTCAGCAGCCTTGACCACTTCGGCGGGCGGCGCCGCTTTCCTGAAGGCTGCAATGGCCGACTTCAGGGCGTCACCAGACAGGGCGTTTACGGCAGCGACCAATTCGCTGCGCAGACCGTCTTCTGTCACTTCCGACATTGCAGACCTCACTGCTTTGAATACATCAATAATGGCTTCGGGGTTCGCCGGGCGGTCGACCAGGGAAATTTCCACAAGCTGCAGCCCGGTAATGGTGTGGGCGTCGGCGGGGTCGCGCGCAGTGGCGTTTCCGCCAATGCTGAAGGCCTTGTAGACGCCTTCCTTGACCTTCAGCCACGCCATGGGGTCGACAATTTTGGCGCCAATATAAAGGCCCTTGTCGTCCACTTCGGCTTCTTTGGTCACGCCAACCGCGACCATGTCGTGCATTTCCCGAATGTTCGCAAATTCCATGTAGTCGGGAAGGGCGCCCTTCAGCGCGTCCAGGGTAATAACGTCCCCGTCGAAATCGCGCGCAGGTGTCGAAGCGTAGCCCCAGACCATTTGCTGGTCTTTGTTAATTTTCGTGATGGGGACCGAAAAGTGTTTCATTTCCTGACCTTAGCGATGCGGCACCCTGCCGCACGAATACTCTTGAAAACCTGGACGAAGCGGCCCATATTACGAGTGTCTGTGGAAAGGACACCCAATGAACCACCTTGAATTTCACGTCTTGGCCAGCCGGAAAGGCGAAGCCCAGCTTGTGTTGAACAAGCTGCAAAATAAGGCTGCCAAGCTTGGTCTGCCGTTCCATTTCGAATGGGCGGAAGCCCCGTTCACGAAACCGAAAAGCAGCGACAGCATTAACCCGGCAACCGGCAAGCCTTACATCATTCACGTGACGTACCGCTTGCTGGTCATTCAGCAAGAACCGCTGAAGCTGGCAAGCTGGAAGCTTCTAGCCAGGGTCGAATTCCTGGAACAAGAAGCCATTGTGCAATGCGTGCCGGGCGAAACCGTCCCGCCCGAATACCTGAAGACCGACGACCGCTGCGAACACTGCTTCGCCAAGCGCCACCGCAAAGACGTGTTCATTTTGGAACACGAAGACGGACGCAAGATACAAGTCGGCCGGACCTGCATACGCGACTTCCTTGGCCACGAACCGAACCGCTTCATGGCGGTGTTCGAAATTAAAGCGGTCCTGGAAGAAGAAAGCGAAGGCTGGGGTAGCGGCGGTACCGGTGGCTGGTGCTGGTCGCCTGAAGAATTACTGACCGACACCGCAACCGTTATTCGCCTGTACGGCTGGAAGTCCAAAGGCGCCGCGCAGGTTGAAAGTGACAAATACGGAACCGACGTGACCCCAACCATTGGGCACGTGAACTGCAAAGACAGCGAAGACCCAATTAAAAAACGCTGGTGGCGCGACATGGTGGAACCCCACCAGAACGAAGGCGACGCCAAGCTTGCGGCCGAAACCATTGAATGGGCCAAAAGCCTAGAACACGTGACCAACGAATACCTGCACAACCTCTACGTTATTCTTTCCAAGCCCTACATTGAAGGCTGGAAACACCGTGGCTTGGCTGCGTCCGCCATTGCCGCCTACCTGAAGCAGAAGCAACGCGACGCTGAACTTGGCCTGCGCAAAAACCTGAACGAACTAAGCCAGCACCAGGGCAAGCTTGGCGAACGCCTGCGGGACATTCCCGTGAAACTCGAAATGGTTGTCGAAATGGAAGCCAACCAGTTCGGCCCCAGGGCCATGTACAAATTCCGTCATGCTGACGGGCACCTGTTCGTGACCTTCACCGGTAGCGCCATTCGTATGAACATTGGCCAAGACTGCTTGCTGACCGGCACCGTGAAGAAGCACGACGAATTCAAAAACACCAAGCAGACCATTCTAAGCCGGGTGGCCTGTCTACCAATGGAGGACAAGCAAGATGCACTTAAGCTTTAGCCACGAAGAACGCCCCATTATTCGGGACGCTTTGGAAGCGGCCGTAAGGGACTACCGGGCCATTCAAATTAACTCGCCCGAAGTCAAAAACCAATTCGCCCACCAAGAAAAAATGGCCCAGGTCTTGCTGGACCGGCTGGAAGCGTTGCCCGAAACATGACAAGCCTGCGCGAACTAATTCAAGACGCAAACCGTTTCCGTAATGCAGCGTTGCTGGCAGAAGCCCAGGCAAAACAAAAGCTTGCGGACGCCATACAACTGGTAAAATCCATTCCAAAAATAGGCTACCTACCCAATGACCACGCACGGCTTCAAAGACTGCAACGGCTTTACGACGAACTTGAACACTTTCCTGGTCGACAGCCGGTCGCTGCGCCGGTTCGCACTGACACTTCCGACCAGCGGTGAAATTCCACTTCATAGGCGCCTAGCCCGACTTCGGGCAACGTACCTGCGGCTGGCGGACCAGCTTGAACAGCTAGAAAAGGATGCGTGGCCGAAGGTGGCCAAAGGTCGCTACCGGTACCATATCGAACAGTATGGCGAAAATGGCGACGTGGTCTTGGTCCGCTGACCACCAGACGCACTTCGTGCGCCGGACGAGGCTATAACGAAAAAATTAATGCCCTGTCAATGCAGGGGGAAAGCCCGGTCAGCCAGGAAGCCAATGACCCCGGCCATGGCTGCTATGATGGTTGCAGGTATTTTGCCCACCCGTTCGTCAATGCCCCGCTGCAGGCTGGCAAGCTGTGTGTTTACCGTCGTGGTCAACGCGGTCAGGCTTGTTTCCAGGCGCAATGACGTTTCGCCCTGGCGCTTCCAGCGTTCTTCGCAGACGGCTTCGTGCTGCAGGACCATTGCCTTGGCACGGTGGCTTTCGTCGCGGGCTTCTATGGCCAAATTTCGCGCTTCTTCGTCCATGTCTATTCCCAGCACCCTTTTAGAGGATTTGTCGACCTGTTCTAACTGGCGGGCATGGCCCAATTCGTCCGAAACTTTTCCCATAAAGGGTAAACGCCGGACCTATTCCGACGTTTCCTTGTGGCCAGGGCAAACCGCGCCCAGCCCCACAAGGCTGTCATGGACGGCCTTAATTGTGTCCAGGTCTGCCTTGGAATGGCGCGCATTGGCCTTGGAAAGGTCTGCAGTAATGGCCTTTGCCATGGTGCAGTTAGCCCCGTCGACCATGTCCGCGACCGCGTCATGGGCCTTTGACAGGTTTTCCCGGTCCTTGGGACCGTGGCGCATGCCCCGCTTGGCCAGTTCTGCGGCCAGTTCGGTAAAGGTGGGCTTGGGCGCCGGGGGCTTGTTGGCCTTGGAAATTTCGGGGTGGGTGTCCAAAATGGAATTCAGGGAAGTCGCCATAGCTGACCTTTCTTTCGATTAAACACTTGAAAGCCTTCCTAGCCAACACTAGGTTTTACTCGTAACCCGTGGAAAGGGAATTCATGAACGACGCAAGACGCAAGGAAATTCGCCGGGTGCAGGCCCTTCTGGAACAGGCACACGAAATTATCGACCAGTGTGCGAACGAAGAACGCGACTACTACGACAACATGCCCGAAAATATGCAGGGAAGTGACAAGGGCACCAAGGCCGACGAAGACGCTTCCGCCCTGGAAGACGTCGCTTCCGAAATCGAAACCCAGAAGGACGCCCTGGGCGAACTTGTCGACTAGGCGCAGTACGCCCGCCGCTGAGGCCTATATTGCAAAATTTGCATGGCTGTCTAGTCCTTTTGCATAACCTATCGCCCTGGAACCATTGATTAAAAACCGGCGCCTTTCCGGGCGCCTTTTCCGGCTGGCTTGAAACCGATTAAAGGAACACCTATATTTTAATCGTGGAAAGGAAGGTACTTATGGAAAAAGAACTTGTTGCCCAGGAACGGCGGGCTTACGAACACCGCCCCGACTGGGAATTGCGCATGGTCAAAAAAGCCCTGGGCTACCACCAGTGGCTGAACAGCCCGGAAGAAAAAGCCCGGCTGGTCGCCATTGACCAGATTTTCGCGGAACGCCGCAAGGCCGACAGAAAGGCGAAGAAAGCAAAATGACCAACAACTGGCCCGTTAACCACCTAATTGAACGGGGGTTCGAACGCGACTGGCACTAGGACTTCTGGTTCAAACGCGGCAGCGACCAAGTCGCCCAGGTGCGACAAGTTGACGGTCGGACGATTGTTTTTTTTATGGGCGCTTGCAACACACCAACGGGGCGCCTATATTTCACTCGTAAACCTGTGGAAAGGGAAACTAATGGAACGTGAATATATTTCGGTGGTCGACACCGCCAAGATGATCCGGACTGCCTTGAAGAAGGCCTTCCCCGGCGTGAAGTTCAGCGTCGTGTCGGACAAGTATGCCGGGGGCGCCAGCATTGACGTGCGCTACCTGGACGGCCCCTTGGCCAAGGACGTGGAAGCTGTGGTCGGGCCTTTTGCCGGGTCTGGCTTCGACGGCATGATCGACCTGAAATATTCCAAGTCGTCTTTCCTGCTGCCCAATGGCGACGTCGTTTATGGCGGGACCGAAGGCACCGCTGGCAGCGCGGGCGTGGTTTCCAAGGAAGCCCCCGAATTGCCGGAAGGCGCCAAAGTGGTCATGTTCATGTCCGATTATGTGTTCGTGCGGCGCCGGAATTCGGCGCCCGCCGTCAAGGCGGCGCTGGAACATGTGGCCAAGGCCATGGGTTACCCGGAATGGGCCAACCTGGAAATTGAAGCCGGGTATGACAGCGCGTATGTCAAAGACGGGCAGAAACACTTCTTGAACGGCGCGGCTGGCAGTGACCATTGGTCGGTCGACCAGCTTGTTCGCCGCCACCTTGCAGGAAACCCGCTATGACGGCTTACGGACTTCTGGTCGCTTACAGGCAGTACCGCTGCACCTGCTGCGACAACGAGGAAGCCATTCAGACGAACCATACCGATATGGTGTTCAATTACTGCAACAACTGTTCGTGGCGTTGCGGTCAATTTCCAGGCCAAGTTTTCGGAACGCATTATTACCGGTCGTTCCTTTATGTCGGGCCTGAACCGGCGCCTGAAGAATTCAACCCGCTTTATCACCCTTCGCCTTGAATTCGAGTAGTTAACGCCCCAAGTATGTCTTGTTGAAACCTGTGGAAAGGAAACTGAATGAAAAAGCTCTGCACGACCAAGTCCAATGTGGCCAAGCTGCCCGAACTGGTCGCCCTTTACCTGGACAAAATTGGCTGCCCGGCGCTGCCCTGGGAAAAGCCTGAAGGCGCCCGGCCGATCGTGGTGCGCGCTGGCGAAAAGGGGTACCACCCCGTGAACCCCAGGCTGAACGTCGACCACTTCAACAGCACGGCTGACAATGGCAAACCCGCGACCCGCCAGCAAATTCATGCCATGCTGAATGGGTCCATGTTCGGCTTCCATTGCCCGGCCGCTGACACCGACGAATACGATGCAGGCGGCAACCTGCGCGCAACCCCAATTGACAGCGTCGAACTGGCCAAGGCGGACTTGGCCCACTTCGTCGGCGCCGGGAAGGCCCACTAATGACCAACCGTCTGGCAATGCTGGCTGCTTCGTCGCTTTTGCTGACAGGCATTGGTCACAGCGACACCCAGGTCCAGGTGGTCAAGGACGACGCACCAGACCTGGACAAGGCAGCCAGGAAGGTCCGGCACCGTTCCCACCCAGACCTTGTTCTAGACCCGCCAGCACAAGCCCAAGGCCCGCTGCCGGTGGCTGGCGGCGGCGCCAAGCAGCGCGACCGGGCCTTAGCCCGGAACCGCTGCTGCCACGGCAAGCCTTTGACCGGCGCCTGCAAACCATGTGGGCGGTCCGATGGCTAACGTAACGAACGCCCAGGACTGCCGTGACGTGCTGGGCAAACCGGTCATTGTGGAAGCCCATGTGGGGCCTGGACGCAAAGGTCAGTCCGTGACCAAGCAGCTTACCTTCAGGCCCATGGACGCCCGGTTTGTCGTCAAGGTGGGCAACGAAGAACTGTACCACCTGCACGGCATTGACAAGCTGACGAAGGTTGTCCAGTTCTACAACACCGTCAACTTAAAGGATTATTAGTTTGCGCGCGGCCTTCTTTCCTTTCCACAGGTAAGGCTGCGCGCGGGGCGGCTGGGACGCTTGCCAAGGTTTCCCAGCCGCTTCCCCACTTTCGAGGCCGTATGTCAATTCCGAATAACATCAATTTCGTCCCACGTGAACGCGTCAGCGGGCACATTGAAGGCGTCGACTACGGCTACAACATGTTCTGCATTGCCCGGTCGCCCGAAGCCCTGCTTTTATGGTCAGCCGGAACAGCCTACACGTCCGGGCGGCAGACCCGCTACGGCGCCAGCAGCCTAGAACTTTTAGACCGCGCCAGTTCCCCGGACCGGCAGAAAAGCCTGGGCAGAATTGGCGACGACGGCGGCAGGCTTACGGCTGCCAGAATTTGGGCCGTTAAGGATGTTCTGGAAAATTTATTCGGGGCTGGCAAGGCCGAACACATTGCCTATGCGGTCAAAACCCGCCAGACTGTACTCTTCGACGGCGGCGGCGGTGCGTTGCAGCCCTGTCGAACCCTGGGCGCCGAAGCCTACCGGCTTTGGCGGGACGTGCCGACGAACGGTTATTACAACAACATGAAAGGAAGACAACGATGAAAAGGTTTTTGCTTTTCCTGGCTTTCCTGTGCCTGCTGGTGGGCGCCGCGCACGCCGAAGACAAGCCAAAGTTCGTGGTCCATGACGACAAATTTTCCACCGTCATGACCGTGGTCGGACCCTACCAGAAAACCGGCTTCGGCTTCTTCGACAATGGCGGCATGGTCTGGTACCTGCGCAGCTTCGTGGGCAAAAAGGACCATGTGGTTGCCCACCAAATTTACGCCACGATAATGTACAGCGGCGACGACTGGGCTTTCTTCGAACGGGCGGCCGACGACCACGCCGAACCGCTGAAGCTGGACAGCATAGACCGCAAGGTCGTTAGCTGCGTGGGGGGCATAGTGGGCTGCATTTACCAGGAAATTGTGGGCGTGACCGTGACCGAAGACGAACTGCGCGCCCGGCCGGAAGGCTTCCAGGTCCAGGTGGTCGGTAAAAGCGGCCTAGCCCGCGTCCTGGACATTTCCCCAGACCAAATTCAAACCCAGCTTGACGCGGTCAACCAGCAGGCCCAGGCGGTCGCGGCAGCCAATTAATGGAAGCCTGGTGCGTCCGGCACCGCGACGGCTGATGCGCCTGTGTGGTCAACCGGTGCCCGGCTGAAGGGGGCATGGTCGGTGCCCACGCTTTGCGAACACCACGTGACATTGCCTTGGGGGTATGCGAAGACAGCCCCGGATTGCCAGGACTGTCTTGCGCGTTTAGCCGTGCGGGACGACGCCACCAATAACGGTGGTCAGCAGAACATAGATAAGCCAGAAAAGAAAAGCTGCCGGAAGCCAAGCCCACTTAGGGTTGGCAGGAACGCCGGTCGTGGCCAGCGCCGCAAACAACACGGCGGCAAGCAGACAAAGCAAAGCTAGAATTCCAACAATGCCCATGGCCCTGTCCTTTCAGTTTTTTTTTCGCTAAACACAAAATGACAATGAAACTCAAAATAAGCGAAACATAACCGAATGCGTGCATGTCCCCCATGCCCAGAACTACTTCTGCCAGTCCTGGCCTTTCAGTTTGGTGGTTTCCGCGTCGACGTCGACCGGTTCAGTTCCCGACCGCAATTCTTTCTTCTTGGGCGGGTTATGCGCATGCTGGCTGGCGTCGTCTTCCTGCAACGCGGTATTGGTGTTGCCGTTGCTGGTGTCTTTGTTTGAGTTTTCTGTGCCCATGGTTTCCGCCTTTCTGGTGTGTGGTGCGGAAACGCGCAAGGTCTGTTACCGTTCCAACCGTACAATAACGCACCGTCTTAATTAGGAGTAGTCAAATGACCGAAGTCACACGCCGGTATGGCCAGTTCGAATACAAGCCCGTCATTAGCGAAGGTCAGCTTTACCTGTGCTTTGCGCACGGCAAGTGGCGTCCGTTACATATGGCGGACTTCTTCATGGGTGGCCAGGAATTGACCAAGGCCGACTTCGACAAGAGGTTCCCGAACCTTCAGGACTTGCCGACGACCGCTTTCCAGGACGGGTCGACCTTGTCCCAGGCTTCCGAATAGACCTGCTTCATTTGCGCGACAATGCCGGGCACGCGCGGGTCGCTGGCGGGCAGGCTGCGCGCCGCTTCGTAAAGCTTGTGACCGTCGCCCATTTTCGCGTCGAACATGGGCTTAGGCAAAACCTGCACTTCGCCAATTAGCCCGCTGTCGAACTGCACCAGCAACTTTTTATCCATATAGTCGCCGGGGTACATGCGGAAACCTTCGTCCAGCACGTTGTAGTGTTCGCGCAGCGCAGCCAGGACCGGCGCCGAGTCGCTGGGCTTGTCGACCAGAAACGACGCGCGGGCAATGTCGGTAATTTCCGGCAGCGTGCGCAAACCGCCCTGCAGCTTTTCTTCAATGCGCGCGGAATTTTCCTTGATGCCTGGGTTTATGAATTTGGCGCCGGTCGCCTGTTCAATGGCGGCGCCCACCTTGGCCAAGCCAGCTTGGTCAATGCGCGCCTGCGCCTGCACTTCCTGCACTGTTGCGTCACCGAACGGGGACTTCGCCACCCAGGCGTTCTTCAGTTCGCCGGTATTCGACTGCCCGCCTGACCGGTCGGGCGTAGTGTGCCACGCTTCGCCTTCTTCGCTGTTTCCTTCTTCCCAGCTTTCACCGTCGCTGGTCCACTTGCCGTGGTCGTCACGCGGTTGATCTTCATTGTATTTGCGCAGACCCTTGGTGGTTTCTTCCTTGTCCGGGTCATAACTCTGTAGCAGCGCCACGTACACGGTGACATAGCCCGCGTCGGACGTTTTCTGCAAAGACTTCAGCGGGCCAAGTTCCTGCTTAATTTTGCCGTTGGCGCCTTTGACGTCGCTGACTTCGTGGTAGCCCTTGATCCAGCTTGGCGGAATAGCATGGTCCAGCGCGCCAGTTTCAACGGTGCGCGTTTGCTTCAGCGTTTTAAAATTGTCCATTTCCGATTTCGGAATATGGACTTCGAAGACGACGGCGCTGCCACCTTTGAATGCGCCGAACATGGCGGCCGTGCCTTCGTTGTTGGCCAGCCACACATGCTTGTCGCTTCCAGGCTTCAGCCCATTGCGGCGAACGCTGGCAAGTATTTTCGACGAAGCCCCATGGTAACCGACCACACCGCCGCCGTCCGAAGTCCACCGGCCATGTTCGTCACGTTCTTGGTTAGGGTTATATTTACGAAGCGATGGAATAAGCCTTGCAGCATTTTCCCGGAAAAGCTTCGCCACGCTTTGACTACTAATAGCTGAAAGATTGAAGCTGAAAATTCCAGCTTCCACGCTGTCGTCTTCTTCACCGTCGTCCGTCACACCATTCAGGCTGCATTCGCAGCATGGGTGTGCGGTCGGTTCCATGTCGCCGGACGGAAATTCTTCGTCCAGTTCAATGGGGCCTGCGTCCATATTTTCCAGGCAAATATCGCAAGCTTCCGCGTCCGCATACCATTCCTTCATGACGTGGACGCCATTGGCCTTGGCCGCTTTCAGGCCTTCCATGTCGCCTTTGCCGTGCGCGTTCAGCGTTTCCGTGCGCGCAATCATGCGGGCGCGGAATGGTGTGAAGGCGCCCATGTCGTTTTCAGACGTGGGCATGGCGGCAATAGCGTCGGCCAGCCCGTCGACGCCCAGCCCATTGTCCAGGCCGTCATAAATGGTCTGCTGAAGCATCATGCGTGTGGTGTCGTCAATTGCCCATTGGGCGTCCGGGTTATCGACCAATTCCCCGTCAACCCATTTCTTGCCCACCAGTTCGGCGGCGCGGCTTTGCGCGAATGACAGCGCCCGCGTGTTTATCAAATTAACAATGCCCTTTTCGGCACTGGCGCCAACAAGCCCGACCGTGGTCAAGCCCGCCGTCGAATAAACCTTGCTTAGGTGCGTCGGCAGGTCGTCTGTCGCCAAGGCGTCCAATTGCGAAATGTCGACCGTAATAAATTCAGCCAACGCTTCCCCGTCTATGTCGGGGTCTTCATCATCCGGGTCTTCTGACCCAGAAGCCTTTTGTAACGCAGGCTTATAATTTCGAACCTTTTCCGAAATGTCGGCCGCCATGGTCTTGAAGACTTCCATGACTGCTTCTTGAATTCCGTCGATGCTTTCACGGGTTTCCTTCGTTTGCTTGTCGGGGTGACGTGAAGGTGCAATGCGGGTCTTGCCCGCGCCAAGCGTTGCGCGCTTGTGTGCCTTAATAACGGAATTGGCGTTCCCGTCCGGCGCGGACGTCGTATCGACGAAAGGGACAGCAGCGGCTTTGCTTACCCCCGCGTCGTCGTCACTTTGTTGCGGCGGCGCTTCGGCAATGTTCTTTTCCCAGTCCGTCACCACTTCCGCCCAGACTTCCGGCCCGAACAGCAATTTGCCGTCATAGGGTTCAATGCTGTCCAGGTCGATGCCTTCGCCATTGTAGGTAATGGTCACGTGCGGCTTATAGCCGGGGTAGTCCCAACTGCAGCCGCCGTCGCATAATTGCTGCCAGCGGTTTTGCAGGTTCAACGACGTAAAGCGCAGCACCACGGCGCCTTTGTCGCCAAGCTGTTCGACCGACCGGCCGGGCGACTGTCCGACCTGGACCTTGCCGCTGGCGGCGCCCTGCATGTCCCAGTCCACCGGGCTTTTGCTGAAGGCGACCGTCACGTGCATGTCTTCCGGCGCCAAGGTCTGCGGGAAGCCCTGGCTGGCTGCCCAGTCAATGACGTCCTGGGCATTCAGCAAAGGCCTTGAAACATATAGCGTTTTTCCCGCGTCCTTCAGCAAGGCCTGAGAACGTCCGTAGCGGCCTTTGTTGGTGGGCAGTGCTTCGGTAGCGGCTTCTTCATTCGTCTTGCGTGGCGGCGGCTTTACCTGCGCCTGCTGGCCATTCGGCGGGGGTTTCTTGCCCCCGTTCTGGCCGCCGCCCTGGCTGTCGTTCTGGTCACCGCCCTTTGGGCCATTGTTTCCGGGCTGTTTGCCGTCTTCCTGGCCGTCCTGGTCACCACCCCCAGGCTTGCCGCCACCGCCGCCGCCATTGCCCCCAGGCTGAAGCTGGGGCGGCGGTGCGGGCGGGTTAATGATGTCCATAAGCTTTATGGGACCGGTCGCGGTGTAGACCATGGGCACGTCGCCTTCGACGCCATAGGGTTCGCGACCCATTTGCTTGCGGTATTCGTTCAGGGTCAGGGCGCCGCTGCGAAGCTGGCTGTCCAGCACCGGCACTTGGTCGACCGGGTCCAGCACGTCGTCTTCGACCCAGCGGAATTCCAGGTCGTATTGGCCCAGGTGTTTCTGCAGGCAAATATCGACGAACTGCTTGACCCAGTTCATAAGCGGGGCAAGGCCTTCTTCCGACCCGGCCTGCTTTGACGTCTGCGCGGTGGCGCGGTTTGTGCGCGCTTCGAACGCGGTGGGCGGCACGCTGAAGGCGTAGCAGCGAATTTTCGTATACCAAAGGTCGGTGTCGTCCGTCAGCACCGCTTCTTTGGTCATGGTGATGTTTGTTCCGCCCGGCACGAACTTAGCGTGGCGCTTCTGCGCTTGGTTGCCGGTCAGAATGTCGTCCCACGCATTCTGGAAGTCGCTGATCTGTTTCGGCGTCCAGTTTTCCGGCACGCTAATAAGCGCGTCGGGAATGGTACCGTCGGTGAAGTAGTAAAGCTGACAAAGCTGCTTGCGCAGGGCAAGGTTGACCGTCAGCACAATTTGCTGGACAGGCGACATGCCGTAAATTCGGTTCGGCCGAAGGTTGCGCGGCATATAGATCATTTCGTCGGTCGTGAAGTCGCCCGCCGCCGTGCCATGGACAATTTGCTGGTAGGCAGTTTCGGGCGGTTGCGGCGTGCGGCCATCAATGTCGACCTTACGGGTAATGGTCATGCCGGACACGACCTGGAATTTGGTCTGCAACGGGTCGTCTTCGTTCACATAGACGCAAGGTGCATCGAACACCAGCACGTCTTCCAGCAGCATGCGTAGCCAGTCCGCGAAAGTGTGTTCACCGTCCGGGCTTTGGAAAAACTTCTGCGACGCTTCCATGCGCACGGCTTGGTCGGGCGTAATTTCGCTGTCGTTCTCAATTTCCGACGGCTTAATGGACCACTTCAGCGCGGCAATTTGATCTTTGCGGGTTTCAATAAGCAGCCGCGTAATGTTGTCGTTTTCCGCCAACATGAACAGGTCGTAAAAGCTAATGGGTTCGTCGGTGCGCGGCTGAATGTTAAGATTGTAGCCAACGCGGTAGTCTTCCTGGCGCGGGCGAAAGTCTTTGGGGCCTTGCGGCGAAGGCGGCAGGCCCGGCGCAAAGTAGCCAACCGACATTTGCTGCTTCATGGAATTGGCAACGGCTTTGGTAATGCCGGTACTGTCCAGCAGGCGCTGCATGAACGTGCGGCGCGGCGGTTCTTCGACAACGGACATTTGAGTTCCTATTTCGCTAGGAATGCGTTGGCCCTGACAGGCTTTTATATGACACGGCCGAATTGCGAAAGCAAAAAAGGCCCCACCGGTTAGGTGGGGCCTAGTTCACGCAGCCAGCCTCTTCTTCAGGCGTGCTTCGCGCTTCTGCAATTTCCTTATAGCAGTTTCCGCACGCTTTTGCTTCGTGCCCCACCGCTTCAATGCCGCCTGGGGTTCTTTCCAGGTCCAGTTTGGTCTTGTCAGGCTTGGCTTTGACTGTCGGTTCTACCGACGGTCTATTCAGCCAGCCGCGCTTGACCACTTCTTCCACCATGGCGCGTTCAATGGGCGCTTGGTGCGGACCGTGCTGGGTTTCCTTCGGGTACTTCCAGCGGTGGGCGTCGTGCGACCAGTCATGCACCACGTCGTGCCAGCCCTGGAAGCTGTTGCCAATTATTCGGTCCCTACGCATCCAAGACCGGCCACGGTGCTTCACAATAATTTTGCCTGTGAAGGTTTCGCCCATTGTCAGCTTGTACAGGGCACGTGCCGCCGTCTTCACTTCCTGGTCGGTCATGCGACGGTTGCAGTTGGCAGGCCAAAGGGCGTTCACAATGGTGTAGGCCCTTGCCAGCGTTCTTTGCTTTCCGCCCCGTGCAGCCTTTTCGGTGTCGGCGCGGGCGATGGCTTCCGCCACCGCAGTGTCTACTGCGTTCATGTTTTCTCCTTACGTTTTCAAACAACTCTAGGAGTATAGCAAATGGGTTTTCCAGAAATTCGGTCCGACGCTATAGAACAGCGTCAAATCGCTTTCATTGCTGGGAATTCGCGGCGCGACCGTCGGACTTGACACAGCAAATTCAACATTAGATGCGC